TCCAGGTTCGAGGTGTCCACGTCGATGGTAGCCAGGAGGGCTCGTACCGCCTCCAGCTTCGTCTCGGTTGCAACGGTTGACAGGTCTACATCGAGGTGTCCCGTGTCGGCGTCGATGGTGGCTAACAGAGCCCGCACCAGCTCCAGCTTGGTCTCTGTGGCCACGCCCGCAAGCGTGTCTTCAGTGGCAGGGTTGACCTGTGTTCCGGCCACATTCAGCAACTTACCTAGCGACTGTAGACGGTAGACAGTACCATCCAGGACGATTCCAACCTGGTTGCCGTCGGCATCGACAAGGAGTGCGGCTGGGCTGATGTCGCTCATGCTATCGTCCTTGTCCGACTGGTTTCGAAAACCCCTGTGTAGGAAATGGTGTCAGTCACCGTCGCGAGCACTGTGCTGCCGTCAGTATCGTAGATCTCCCACTTATCGGTGGTCAAGTTCACGCCCGTCCAGGTGCAGGTGCGCTCCACGATCTTTTTGAGCTTGGAACTACTCTCCCACCAGATGATCGAGGTCGGAAAGACGGTACCTGTGACCTCCCGGTAGGCTCCGCTCGTAAAGCCCTCCGCTGGCCCGTCGTCGATGAAATGAATGAGCTGGCGAAGTACCTTGTGCTGCGCTTCGGTGATCCCCCCACCAGCACCGGCTGTCAGACTTTTGACTTCACCATCGATGAACGCGACGAGGTCGGTTCCTGCCGCATTGACACGAACCTGACCTTCCTCTGCAGGGTTGCCAGGGGTATTTGGCGCCACAAAGAAAAGGTCTTGGACTCTTTCATCACGTGTTGTCATGTGGTCGCGGTGGTCTTGGCCTTTTTGGTTTTCTTCTTGGCGGTCTTCTTCTTCTTGGCGGTCTTCTTGGTTGTGGCCGCGGTACGCCGGTCTGCCAGACTACCATGCGCTGCGCGAGCAGCTTCGGCCGCGGTTCGTGGTGTTTCGGAAGGTACCGCAACGCCAGCGACGGTTGCGTCTTCCTGTTCCTGGGCGAGTGCTAGCATCTGCTTGAGTTTGACTTGTTCGGCGTCGCGCTGCTTCTTGATAAGGGTCATCGCTTGCCGGAGCCCTTCGACACGCCCGCCCTGGGTGGTCGCTTTTTGCTGTTCGACGGCGCTCAGGTGCTGCAGAAAATCTCCAGCGCGGGTCAGGTACTCCTTGATCATCTTGCGGACCTCATGCTCGGCGAGACCGTCTTTGATTTTCACGTCCTCTTCAACTTTGGCTACCAGGTCGCGGGGCACTTTGATGGCAGCTTGTTTGAGGGCAGCGGCGCCTCCGGCAAGTTCGCTGGCTGTTTTCTGCTCACCGTCGAGGCTATCTTCCAGGTCCGCTCCGATGTCGTTGGTGATGTCCACCTTCAATATGGATTTGTTGAGGTTCATGTTATGTGCCTGTTGTGTAGGTGTGTGCCCGCCCCAGCCGTGGCCAGGGCGGGCGAGTCAGGTTAGCTGCCCCAGACGACCATGCACAGTTGGTCCGGTCTGACCCCCGTTCCGCGCAGGGCGAATTCGAACTTGAGCATCCCCTGGGCAGGGGTGGTGCCCGGGTAGACGTCGTGGTTGGCGGCGGCGTTGGCACCATTCCGCAGCAGTTCGCCGTTGAGGTAGACATCGCAGTCATCGACGAAGGTGCCCACCGCGGAGTAGTCGGGAAGGTCCACGTCGAGGTTGCTTGTGGTGGTGGCATCCACGTCCTGGTCCGCGGCCACGTTGTTTTGCAGGATCGCGTAGCCCTTGACCCTGGCAGCCTTGTCGGAAGCCTGGACGATGGCGTTCATGAGGCTGACTTCGCCCCCGAACGCGGTTTCGTAGGCGGTCCACTCGGCCTGGGTCTCCGACAGCTTGACGTGTGTGGCGGTCCAGGAAGACCCCGCGTTGTTGGCGTCGCCCAGCAGTACCTCGCCCGCGGCGGTCAGTGTCAGGTCGCCAGCGCCACCCGAGGCCACCGTCAACGCGCCTCCAGAGTCGATCTGGTTGGCGGTCACACCGATGTTGATCGTCGTGCCCGCAGCGCCCGTGTCCACCTTGATGCCGTTGAGGAAGTCCGACACGACCGCGTTCACGTCGAACTCGTCCACATCGCCTTCGATGGCGACCTTGCTGGTACCGCCAGCGCTGCCCTCGATGACGCGGAACAGGATGGCCTCCAGATCGTCGCGGATCTGCCACTCCAGTCCGGCCCCTTCCAGGTCCAGGTAGGAGTTGGTGGTGACATCGACCGGCGTGGTGCCCTGGTTGTCGTAGGCTACCTGCCGCGTGACGGTGATCGCGCCGCCGCCGATGTCGATGACTGCGCCGCTGAGGAAGTCGTACTCGTTGAGGTCTTCGAGGCGCACACGCTCGCGGGAGGCCCAGTGGATCTCGTGTCCCGCGATGTCTGCTGCAGGGCAGAACTCCAGATCGGTGAAGCCGACGTTGGGGCGCACGAACGAGAGCTGTGCCCGGTGCGGCGTGGTGCCCGTCATTGTGTCGCCATCGGTGACGGTCTCGACCTGGAGCAGAGCGTAGATCACGCGGCCATCCGATAGAATTGGATCGCCCGTGGTGTGATCGACTAGCCGCACCAAGTTCTTGGGGCTCAGCGCGTCGGGGCCAGCCGCTTCTGCCAGATCGACGGTACCGAAGCTGGCGTTGTATGCGGTCACGGTGCCGAGGGTTGTAACGGAGCCCACGGCCGAGGTGGTGTTGACCGGCAGGTCGCCCAGCCCCAGGATGACCATGTCGCCTGTACCACCAGTCAGCGTGGCAGCGCCCCAGGACATCCTGACTGTCGCGGTGCTCTCCGTGGTGGCGACGAGGTTCCCCTGTGTACCGCCCAGGAGTGCCGTGGTGTCCATCGTGTCGCCCGCGCCGGCTGCGGCGGTGACGAAGCCGTTGGCGGTGGTGGCGGCGGCATAGGTCGAGCCAGAACCGGCACCCAACGTGATGGCGGCGATCAGGTTGTCGATGGAGTCGCTCGCGCTGGCCCCAACGAGCACGTCTCCGTCAGCAGCCCCCAACGGACTTGTGAACGTGTACGTCTTGGTACCAGTGGTGACGGTGTCACCCGCGTTGACGTTGGCCGAGAGCGTCAGGACGCCCGTGGCATCGACATCAGCAGGCACCGTGGGGTGCGGGCTGAGGAGCCATACGTCACGCAGCACGCGCTTCTTCTCCACCAGGTGGAGAGCCGCGTTGTTGGCGTCGATGCCTCGGATGACGCCGGCTTCCAGGGTGGAGGGCGCTGCCAGGTCGTCCCACCAGTTACCCGAGGGGAAACTGGCGCCGGCGCGGTTCATCATGTTCTGCACAGCCGACCGTAGGCTGTTGAGGTTGTCCTCGATGTTGGACGGGTTGGTTTCGTAGGCCGCTTCGGTGGGGGCCACGGTGTCGTCGTAAGTGAACGACTGCGCGATCTGCGCGTCCTGCCTGATGAAAGTGCGTCCCATCTACTTCTCCTTCGTACGGGTTAACCAGCGATGTAGTCGGCTGTTATGCGCTCCCAACTTAGCGGGGCTACCGCCAAGGTGACTGTGTCGTAGCCGGTACCAGGACCTCCCGATTCCGATACAATGTAGTCGTCTCCTACGCCCTCTTGCAGCCGCTGTCCATTCAGGTACACCCTAATGATGATATCACCCGTTTGGACGAAGTATTCTCCTGTGACTGTGAATGTGGTGTTTACTCCGTCTTTTGTGCCCGCCAGTTCCTTGTTCCACCGAAAGTGGGAAACTGCTGCGTTTGCTGCTGTCTGTAGGCGCATATGCTACCGCTCTCAACGCAGCTAGATGGCCTTTTATACGTGTCATGTCTGACTGTATTATAGGCGATCTAGGCTCTGGATCGTGTACAGCTACTTCAACAGTTGCAGGAAATTTTTCCGCGTTGCGTCGCAGCGTGCCAGTATCGAGTTGATGTAGCCGTCTTTGAATCGGCACATGTCATCTTTTGTGACGGCAAAGCGAATCCACAACTGTCTTCCTTTGAAGTAATGTCCGGCTGTTTCGATTTTCTCCACCTCTTTGATGTAGACGGCCAGGTTGATGTCCGCTGTGTCTTGGGTTTTGGTTTCTGTAGTCATCGTTTTTTACCGTGTAAAGTGTCATGTCATGGTACGAAAAAAGGCGCGTGAAGCCGAAGCCACACGCGCCTTTCTTCGGGTACTGCTGTGGTTACTTGCCGCGTGACTTCGGCTGCTTCTTGTCCTTCGCCTTGTCCTTGGCAGAGGTGACCACGTCGTCGGGTTCGGAGTCGGATGCCTTGAAGGAGGCCGGCGCCTTTTCGGTGTCGTCCTCCTTCTTGTCAGCCTTGGCCTCGGGCTCCGGCGCCTTCTCCTCCTTGGGCTTGGGATCTGGCGTCGGCGCAGGCTTCGGCGTGGGGGGCGCTGCTGGCGCTGCAGCCGGTGCCGCGGGGACCGCCGGTCCATTGCCCACCACCTCGTTCTTCAACCCTGCTCCGGGCTTGAGGTAGCGCTGGACGAATGGGTGCGTGAGGGTGCCCTCGTTGACGATGACCTCCGCTCCCGTTTTAGGAAACAGGATTGGGATGCCACGGTCGTCGAGGACTTGAGACAGATCCAGAGATCCATCACCGGTCCAGGTTAGACGGTGCTTCGCCATTGGAAACCTCCCATCAGCTTGGCGTACGCCGGGCAGGTCCCGGCGCCGCCAGAGTCAGGTCAAGCAGGCCGGGTATTACGCGCCCGGGAAGTCGATCTCCTGGAAGGCGATCGTGTTCCCGATGCCGATGCCCGGGGCCGCGTACGACCAGAACTCGATGATGTCCGCTTCCTGCTTGATGTACAGGGTCGCGTCCTGCAGCAGGAAGAAGTTGCCCAGGAAGTTCTCCGGCGCGAAGACGAAGGCCTTCTTCGGGTTGAGGATGTCGCCCTTGATGGTCGAGACCACCGGGATGCCCCAGAGCTTCTCCTCCTCCTCGATGCCCTCGTCGTAGTGCCGACTCGCCACGTCGTCGCCGACGCTGGTGGCGGGCAGATCCAGAGCCTCGTAGTACAGCTCCTTGGTCATGAGGATCTTGCCGATGGGCTGGCGGCGCTGGACCATCGCCTGGAAGGCGGTCCGGAACGCGGCGGACTGGAAGGCAGCACCCGCGGTGATCTGCACGGCCGCGTTGAGCGCCGCGAGATCCTCGATCGTGGTGATGAACTTCTTGTCCTCCTCATCCGCCATATCCTTCACGGAGTTGTCCGAGAGGATCTTGCGGATGTCGTTCTGGTAGGTCATCAGCTCCCACTTGTTCTTGGTGAAGCGCTGGGACTCCGTCTTCCCGAACTTCACCGCGTAGCGGGGACCTCTGAACCAGGTCCGCGGACCTGTGCCCTGGAACGGGACGAAGGTGGCCACGCTGTCGGGCTCCTTCTCCACGATCTTCTTGGGCTGGTCCGTGTTCTCGTCGCGGTCGATCTCGTCGTCCGCGAGCAGAATCGGCTGGATCACCTCACGCGCAAAAGACTCCTGACGAACCTTCTGCCGGATGAACGCCGATCCCTCGTCCTGAGCCTCCTTGACCCGACCCTCCTCGAGCTTCCGAACGAAGTTCGAGTTGATGAGCTGGGCCGAGACTTCCTTGGTCTCGGTCTGGTATGCAGGCATCACTTCCTCCGATGTTCAGGCCGGACAATCCGACCGGTTTCATGTTCTTTACTACTTGTCGGGTCGCCCCTCCCGATCTAGGCCGAGATGACGACCGTACCCTTGGTCGCGGAACGATCCTCGAGTACGTACCCGAGAACCTGCTGGGTGAGCGCGGTCCTCAGGACGACCTGACCGGCGCTGTACGTCACGGCCTTGCCCGGCGTCCAGGTGCCGGCGCCGAAGTCGTCGGTCTCCCAGATGAGCCCGGTACCCGGCTTGGCGCAGGCCACCTTCTTGGTGAACTCGCCCGAGTAGTCGTCGTTGCCTTCGACCACGAGCCAGACCTCGAGCGGGTTCACGGCGGAGATGTCCGGCGTGGTCGCTTTGTTCACCACGGTCAGGGTCCCCTGCAGCTCCTGGGTGACCAGGGTTCCGCCGGGCAGCGATACGGGCGCCAACGGCGAGCCGATCTGCTTGATGTCGAAGGTCCACACGGACGCGCTCCCGTTCGGGTATCCGCGCAGGATGTCGAATTTCGAGTTGAGAATTGCCATTGCGTTCTCCTTCTACGAGGGGGCGACCCTCCGGTTATCCTACTTCAGACACCAGTTGACGAGGCTGTCTCCGGCTTCGTCAGCGGCCTCTTTCAGTTGAGCGGTCTTGGTGTGGCCGATGACGCCGGCGTTATCCAGCCCACCGACGTCGTCCCCCATGTCGTCTGGGTTGCCGTCCGCGAAGTCGGGGCGGCGGTCCATGAGACGGCTGAAGGCATCCAGCATGTTGGCGTCGGAGCTGGCGATCTTCACCAGGACGTCCTCGGACAGCTCTTCGCCGGTGGTGGTGGCGTACTTGTCACCCAGGTCGTGCGCGAGCTTCATGCGCTCGTCCTGTGCGATCTTCTGGCGTGCGGTTTCATCGCGGTCCATCTCGGTGGCCAGCAGATCCAGCACGTCGGCGGTCTTTTTCAGCAGCTCGCTGGACATCACTTTCTCCCGATCTTCTTCTTCAGCAGGGCCAGCCCAGAGGCGCCTCGGATGATCTGTGCGCACTTGACCATCTTCTGTTGGTCGAGCTTGTCAGCCTGCGTCCGAAGATGCTGGGCCAGCTTGCGGAGTTCATCTTGCATTGGCGGCCTTGATGAAGTTCTGGAGGTCTGTGTAGTTGACCTCGGGGTCGTCCACCTTGACGCCGCGCAGCGCGGACGCCAGCTTGTTGAGGCCCTGAGCCACTTCGGTCTTCGGTCCGTCGATGGTCTCGCGCAGGATCTGCAGCTCGGCGGTTTTGACGGTGCGCTCGGCCTCCACTTCGCGAAGGATTTGTGCAGCAGCCTCGCTGACGGATGGATACTTTACCTTCGGCATCAGTACTCTCCGTAGCCTTGCAGCTCAGGGAACAGACCTGTTTGCCCTGCTCCGCGAGCGATTTGGCCCAGTCCACGAACTACCTGGGGTGCGGCTAGCCCTGCTGCGGCACCGGCGCCGAAGGCGAGGTTACGTGTGCGCTTTTTGCCCGCTTCGCCTTGCTGATGGCCCAGGTAAGCTGCCGTGGGGATGCCCACTGCGCCCAGGCCCGCCGCGCCCATGCCCACGCCCTTCCAGATCTTGCCGGACTGCTGAGCCTTGGACAGCGCCTCTGGGTCC